CACCCTTATCAGGGTGCTGGAATGCCTGTTAATTCAGCCGTTATATCGAAGATGACTAAACAAGGATTAGCATCACATGTTATCAACGAATGGAAAGAACCGTTCCAGTTAAAGAGCTTCTTAAAAGCTGAACCTACTAAAATTAAAAAGATCTCAAATAAAATGCCACGGGTTATAACTGGCATGCCCCTTCACAAGATGATAAAACACCAAGCTATTTTCAGGAATTTACTGACTACAGCTGTGGACAATTGGACTTTATCTCCGATAAAGTACGCTTTTGCTCCTTCTCTACCAGGACATATTGAACACTTGGTAAGACTATTTAAAGGTAGGAAGGTTTATGAGAGTGATAAAACCAATTGGGACTTCATGTTTTTCGACTACATTTATGACATTTGCGAGGAGATCGTGGTTAATTTAGCGATCTGTCCAGATGAAATGAATGAAGATGAATTTGAGGACTATTTGGATGATGTCAGAGGATCTATAAAGGAAGTTCGTAACGATAGTGTTTATCGTTGCACGAATGGAAAATGTTTTCGTTCGGAGTACAATGGCGCCATGAAAAGTGGTTGGCTATTAACTATCTTCATGAATAGTTTAGCTCAGTTAGTTGTGGATGTGTTGATTAAAACACGCCTTGGTTTAACTGACAAACAACTTTCAGATGATGATTTCATCACTATCGCCGGTGGTGATGATATGTTACAAACTTTCCCTGATGATCTATCTATGGAGAAATATTTGGATGAGGCTGCCAAGCTTGGACTGAGTCTTGAAGAATTCAAAATTAACGCAAACTTTAATGGTTGTGAGTATTTTGGAAGTCACTTCAAGAGACGGTCAGGTATTTGGGAATACCATCCTGTGCGATTTTCTAAGCATATAGAAAATCTTAGAACGACGAAACTGTGTGATCTAGCACCAGCTCTATCAAGTCACATGATTAATTATTGTTGGCATGATAAGAGATTTGCGTTCCTCCATAAGATTTACACCGACATGCGTAAGAACCATCCTAATGAGTTCCCCCTCACTTATTTGAAAACTAAGAAATATCTTAGATATAAGTGTAAGGGCATGGAGTCTGATTTGTAATCAGACATAAAATTATAGTTGCTAGTTAACCGGGAATTCTAAGGAATTTCCGGTTACGTCTTTAGGAGACGTTAAACCCTAATGTTGTATAAACGGAGGTGGTGGTGTAAAATGAAATTAAATGATAAAAAGAAATCTGATATACCTATTCTTTCGGATGAAAAATACACTGGGATGTATCTTTCAGACGGAAAATTTCAATCATCAGTCGTTTTTGGTAAAACTGCACCGAATTCTCAACTTGACGCTTTGTCGCGTTTACACGACACTGCGTACGCTTATTATCCTGATAAAGCGCACCGTCGTGTCGCTGATAGGCTCTATAAAGAAGCGGCTAACAAGTTG